TGCCATCTTCGAAGTTCTTTTTAAAACCAGTGAATAACGCCTGCACCACGGCAGCAGTAACAAGAGCCATTAGTTAGTCTCCTTCAGTTTTGCAAAATCAGCGTGTGAGATGCCGAGATGGTCAGCAGCATATTTATCTTCAGCCGAGAGAACCGCCTGACCTTGTTTGGTTTGAGGTTGTTTCACGGTGTCGGTTTGACGGGCAGTCAATGCAGCAATTGGTGCACGTACATCCAACATTGATTTCAATGCCGCAACCCCTTTCTGTTTGGCGAACTGCTGCAGATAGGTTTCTTCAGATGCCAGCACCTTGCCCTGCTCTTTAGCAGCTTTGATCAAGGTGTCTGCGTCATCGGTTTCAACCTTGGCACTTAACGCAGCCATGTCGGTAACCAATGCCTGGTATGTTTCGACAGGCACGTACTTCGCAAGGTCAACATCTTTGGCATTCAGCTGTGCCGTTAGTGAAGCAACTGACTGCTCCATGTCCGGCATCTTTTTGGCTTTTCCCTGCAGTTCTTCCAGAGCATCCATTGCCTGCTTCGCTTGCTCTTCTGAAACCTGACCATCGGCAGATACAGAAATACCAAGCTTCGCCAGCAATTTGGCAAGCAATTCATTCATCGGTTTTTTCTCCTGGTTGGAGTGTGGTTGGTGAGAAAATTCAGCAGATAACGCAGCGAGGGCCTGCATCCCAACCACGCCAGGGTCATTGGTAATTGCAGCCATTCGGATTTCGGTGGGTACGCCATTTTCGTCATAGGGGAAAACAGCAGACATAAATCGGTATTCAACATTCGCAACTAATGCAGCAGCGGGATTTGTCCAGCGAGGCTTCACAAACAACCCTTTGCCTTCCCGCCACTCGATTTCATCGCCATTGAACCAGCCAGCAGCTGGTGCAGGTTTGCCGTTTTTAGCAGCATTCAGGGTTTGATGTTCATAATCAATCAGGATGTCCTGACCCAAACCTTTCGCTTTGGCAATGAGTGCTGCCGCAATTTGACCATTCATTTTCCATTTGCCGTCTGGCACATCGAATGGTCTGCCATCACGGGCCGAAAAGTCGCCAGCAGGTAAAAGCTGCTGCCAACCGTCGTCCGTAGTTGTCAACGCGGCATCGAGCACAGCAATTCGAGGCGACTCTATTGCAGTCTGCGCTTGCAGGAGAGCCAGCCCCTGCGGCTGTGAGATATTGCGATTTAATGTTTTCATACCGCCAGTGTGAGGCGGCACGAATGAAGCGCGGGTTTATGGTGGGTTACAGGGATTTATTAGGTGTTTTGGAATGGATTGAGAAAACAACGCAAACAGAACACCCAGACATCGTTTAAACAGCGTTTAAAAACGCCCATATACGTTTAAGAGGTTTTGCGGAATACATCGGTAGCACAGAAACGCTCACAATCGATTACAGAGCGTTTTAATAAATGTTTTATCACTGGTCTAGATATCCAGACAAGATAGCTAATACATCATCAGCATCTTGCTGGCTCAATCCTAAATAGGGACGGGCTGGCAAGTTGATCGCATCACGACCGAATTGATGCGCGGCCCCATATTCCAAAGGTGTCCCAAAATACAACGAAACCGGATCGGCCTGATAATTCAATGTATCTCTTAAATCATCATTTAAACGCAGGATCTCATTTGCGTGACGCTGCTTTTTAGCCTGGTATTTTTCAGATAATGGTGCCCATGGTGTTCCATCTGGTGATTGCTGTTCATCCCAGCGGTCACGGTGGGACAGCAACAAGTGCTCCCCAACATCAGCCAAAGGCTCTGACAGATCACCCAGTTTTTCGAAGAGTTGATTTAAAATTGAATACGCATCTTCAGTACCCTGATGCGTAATAATGACAAAACTTCCAGCCATGATTAATCCTGCAGTTGTTCCAGCAGTGTATCATCAGCCATTGCATAGACGGCTTCCCAGAGTTCGCCGATCATCACGGCTTCATCTCCGCTTGCCTGAGATTCAATGCGCTCTAACTCTCTGACATCATCAATCGTCAGCGTTGATTTACTCAACAGTTGTTGCGCTTGTTCTAATAACGTAGCCATTACACTTTCCCCTTTGATTGAATCGCCTGACTAATGATCTCTTCAATCCGTTGCGCGATAGCCGGGTTAAACAGAACGACTTCGTCTTTTGCCAATGACCAGGCAGCAAACCATTCTGCAAAAACCTCAAAGCTGTTCGTAGTACCATACTTTGAGACTGCACCCATGCCAGATAAATCAGGCGAACCGGCGTAGAAATGAATTTGATGCCCAAGTTCATGCAACCAAGTCGCGACTCGTTTCGCTGAGTCACCGACCTTGCGTTCGACATTCGCGGATATACTCCAATGCTTGCCACCTAACGGACCGGCATTGTTTTTTGCATCCCGAACAACTTCAGCTGCAGCTTGCTGGACAAGCTTCATATCTACTGATTTAAGCTTATCACTCGCCTTCACTTTTACCACCACATGATCCCAGCTTTTCGATGTAAAGCCGTTTACCATGGTGGGCTTGCGGTGGAAATAAGCCCAACGCGCATGGTTTTCAGTGGTGCCTAAGTATTCGCTGATAGGTTTAACCAGCTCCCATGCCCCTTTCCCTTTGCCAAGTTCTGACTGTTTCACAAATAAGGTTTTTGTCTTTTTGCTATTTAAAAAGTCAGCGATTGGCTGGCGCTGCTGCTCCGGCAGCTGCTGGAGCAAATCACTTAATGCCTGGGCATTGACCCCTTTGGCAGTAGAGAACGCACTATCCACCATGCGGGTAGGCAATCGGTCCGCCAGTGCTGGTTTTTCTGCTTCCAGCTTTTTGACTTGTTCCGTCAATTGCTTTGGTGATTTTGGTCGGTAATCAAATCCGGGGTCAATCCCTTTGGGAACCTGATACACTTCCCCCGTCCGCTTATCCACCCAGTCATAAGTCCCATCATCTGGAGCCTGCCCGACCGTCAGCCCTCGACGTTTTAAATCCTGCTCGGACAACATGAATTTTTTACAGGAACAGCCATATCCATTGATGGGTGAATGCGTCTCCCACCACGGGTCATCAACAGGCAAGACCAAACCATTCCATTTTAAGTGCAATTCACGCGGATGCTCAGACCCACCATGACGATACAACGCATAAGGCCGTTTGTGCTTAATTTTCTCAATTTGTACCTCACGGCCAGCGCTATAACTTTGCCGCAAGTTTGTTTCGAAAATCACCCGACTCCGCCAGTCTGCTGGACCGTTATGCTCCCAACCATGCTTCGCGACGATGTTTTTAAACTCTTGTTTAAACCAGTTTAAAGACTTCCCGTCACTGATTGCCTTATCAACCGCACCACGCAGATCGGCCAATAAATCCGTTTTCGTTGCACCAGCGACAACAAAAGCACGGTCATGCGCATCCCGCCAGATATCGTTCCAGTGCTCTGTTGGCAGATTGAGCTTCTGACGAAAGAAGTCGATCTGCTCTTGAAATGGTAAAGAACCGTAACGGACAGGCATTAACGCCCCTCCTGAATTTCCAGCATGCCTAATAATTCACTGGCAGTAATTGCTTGCGCCAATAACTCGCCCATATCGCTAGCACTGATATCCGGCTCCATCTCCAGTATCCCATCGCGAATTTCATCCAGGCTGGTTGCGTTCATCACCAGTTGCTGAACCTGTTTGGTCATTCCTGAAAGAATGGTGTTGGCCTGCTTAGTCAGTTGCATGATCTGAAGGTCATTATTTTCTGGCTGTTGCTGCTGGCTTAATACCGCCAATCCAGATCGTCGCGTTGCGGTTAATGCCGCTTCATTCGGCATAGCTGCACCATCCACCATCTTTAATACCTCATCCGTTTCCTTGGCTTTTGGGATCTGCAGTTTTTCCTGTACCCAAGCTGTTGGGATCTTCATTCCCATCGAGACTAAGGAACGCAGCGGATATGCCAGTTCTCGCATATCATCTGGTTCGGTCGTGTCGAATTCTAAGCGTGGCAATCGCCGGATGTTTTGAAACGATTTGCCATTCAAGGCATATAACGGATAAATCAGGTCGCGGGTTAATGTGGCACTCAACTGACTTAAATCAGAATCCCGCACTTCCATTCTGACTTCGTTATGCACATTGCCCAGCGCATTGGTGCTGCTCTTGCCATCGGCCTGACTGGTCAGCGTTCCGCCAAGAATGGCTTTACTCATGGACCGTTCGCACCAGTCCATCATCACCACGAACGGATCGGCCTGTCCTGATGCCGCATTCTGGAAGTCAATTTCCATCCCACGCGGGATGATGCCGCCAGCGTTATGTCCAATCGATAACACAGCATTAAGCAACGTCGTCTTCTCTTTATCTGTTGCACCTTCCGGATATTTACCCAGGCGAACTGGCAGACCGTAGATCTCAAGGAACTCCGCTAAATCACGAACACTGTAGTTTTTAAACAGGAACGGCCAGACCAAAACACGGTTTAAACCGATACGCGCCAGATAGCCTGATTTTGATTTAGCCTTGTGAACGACCCAGCCAAACGGGTTTAAATCAGCCCCTTCATAGGTGCCATCGCGCAGGCGCAATTGATTGCGGTCATCAGGATGGGTCTGAAACCACGCAGGGTCTCGCCACTCTAAACCTTTTGGCAGCATCAGCCCTTCAACCTGCTCCCAGCCGGTAAACTCTTGCGCAGAGAATCCTTTTAAGATTGCATCGGTCGCATCAAAAATGCAGTCCTCCAACCAGGTGAAGTCTTCTAAAAGCTCGGTCAGCATGTCTGCATCACGTTGCTCTTCGGCTGATGCGTTACGCGGTGGCTTGATTTGCCAAGGTACAGACAGTAAGGCACGTCTGCGCTTGCCAAGTTCGCTTTGCAGATGTGCGTCTTTTTCTTCCATATCCTCAGCAAGTTCACACTGAGAAATCAGGTTACCAAGTTCCGCTTCAAGCATCGCAGCGGCAGCTTTACCAGGCGTGAGACCAACCGTTGGATGTTCGGAATAATGACGACGCAACAACCCAAGCAAGCTGTCGTTTTCGGTTTGCGGCTCCCGCTCCAGTCGGAATGGTTTACCGTGAATATCAAGAATTGCCATTACCAGCCGCCTTGTTCAAATTGGTGATAATCGCCAGAGTGGTCTGGGCGCATTGAATTTTTAACTTCTGTCTCTGGCCGTTTACCAGGTAACGGAGTGAAATCGATAGAACCGCCTTCCATCCAACTGGCGCGGATAGCCATTGCCAGTGACACGGCAAAGTCACCATGTCGCTGTTGTCCGGTCTGGCCTGTCGTTCTGCCTTTATCTATTTTTGGCACCCCGTTCACGACCTGAATTTTGCTCATGTCATCCTGAATATCTGCATGACGCGGGATAGTCAGGTTGCCGTCTTCAAACTCAGCTTTCAGTTTTGGCATCCATTCGCGATACCAAGGGTCATTCAGCATCACGCACTCAATCATGCTGGCCCCGTATTTGAGCCGTGCAGCTTCTGCCAGATAGCCACCGTTCCCGGTCGCATCAAAGGACGCGCCACTAAAACGAGGCAGACGAGCCAACAGGTAAAACAAGATCTGGCGTTGTGCTTCATATGGTGCATTCGCCAGTTCGACGACAAACGGCGTGCGCTTCGTGATGTTTGAGGAAATCGACAACGGCGTAAATACGGACAAGTCACCTTTACGGGCAAAGTCTTCCCCCAACACATGGCGACAATCCGGATCTAAACCATCAGCCCATGGTCTCAGATTGTCAGCACACCAATCCTCGACATAGGTTTTCCGTCGCTCTTCAGTCCATAGCTCAAAGTCTTTGGGGGCAGTAAACCGAATAATTGGAATATCTGCATCCATGGCTCGATCAACCAGCGTGCGCTTGATATAAACGCCACCCCCTTGTTTCGGCACACAGAAATACTCTTCCAGCGCATCTTCTTCCGTGGCTGTGTCTTTCAGCAGCCCAGCTTTCCACTCATCTTCAGCTTGCCGTGTCCAGGTAATGCCCTTAATTTGGCAAATGCGCTGATAAAGGCCCTGACGACAGGCATCATCTAAGGTGATGGTATGAATACTGTAACGTTTCTTTCCGGCACGACTGTCATTGACCAGCTGGTTAAACAGGTTATCAACGCCATTGTGCGTACTAATTAAACGCACTTTTGCGCCCCACATCGTAAGGGCCAGCGCTGCCTTTAAGACTTCCGCGAGTCGTTCATGAAATGCAGCTTCATCAATAGTGACATTGCCCTGCATACCACGCAGGTTGGATGGGTTACTGGATAACGCCTGCACCTTAAAGCCACTTGAGAAATACACCACAAAGGTCAGGATCGATTTATCTTCATCCTCAAACACCTCTTCCTGTATTTCGCCTGCAGCCTTATTGAATGCTTTGGCCCACATCGCAACGGCATCGATAAACTCACGCGCCATTTCCTTGTTTGAGCCAACATAAAAGTGGTTGCAACCACCTGCAGACTTTTGCATCGAGCAGGTCAATGCAGCGTCAGCCGCTTCCGCCCAGGTGATACCAGTTCGACGACTTTTTTCAGCAATCTTTAACGGAGATTCATCAGCCATCCAGCGCCGTTGATACGGCAACAAGACCTCATGTTCATCATATACATCTGAAATTTGAGCCATGGCACCCATCATGCTATCCCCAAGATTTCACGGCGGATCTGGTCGGCTGTATCTTTGGTTAATCCGGCCTGAGTCACGATCTGCTCAGCTTTAGCAGCAGCCTCTTCGGCAAATGCCTGGCGAATTTCTTTTTCACGCTTATGGCTTGCCATTGCAGTGGCTTCCAAACGTTGAGCCGACAGCATTGCCTCTTTCAAAAAGCCGATATCAACTTCCGCTTCCGGATCTTCCGCCTGCTTCATGAATGCTTTGAATAACTGAGAACGGGCCAGCTCTAATATGATTTTCGTTGTTTCACCCTGCGGTTTGTCACCCAGTTGCGCCGTTAATGCTGAGCTCATTTCACGCATTTCACGCAAATGCACACCGACTTTTTCAACTTTGCTGGCATAACGATTCAGGCCAGAACGAGAGAGTTTTAACTCGTCATCCAGTCCATGCTCATCAATCAATGCATTGATGGATTCAAGGATCTCCTGTTGCGTGATCTGTTTATCGCGCAGCATTTCATGCAATTGCGAGCGGATATTCTCCGGCAGCAGGTCAACTTTACTGGCTCTGCCACGAGTTGGTTTGTCGTCCACATTGGTCTCCGGCATTAATAATGGCATCACCAATCGAATGCACCGTGAATAAATACAGCGCAATCAAAATGACACAGATGATAATTTTCATACTCACCCCCGAGGGCGTGGCTTCTTCACACCAGGCACAGAGGCACGGCCTTCTGAAACATCCTGACCTCGACCAGTCAGATTCGCGACCATGTATGTCCCGACCGTTTCAATCTCGACCAATCCCTGCTCTGACAGCCATGAAATATGCGTTCGAACCTGGTCACGACTGACGCGATGGCCGTACACATCCAGACAGTCTTGCAAGATTGATTCGTTCGCTTCACCACCGGCATCAACCAGAGAACGCAAAATCACAAGGCGCTGGTCGGCATCCAGTAAGTCTTTCATCATGATTTTTCCTTCAGTTCATTTTCCAACAACAAATCACTGAGTCGTCGCAGCTGTGCCAGCTCTGGCCGCACTTCACGTAATTCCCCGCGCAGCTCACTGATTTCCAGTTGGAGTTTGTGCAAGTCTCCCTCGCTGGGGAGCCCGGTAATTTTCTGCTCCACGGCACTCATCCGATTCTGCAAAGCCGACACGTCTTCACGTTTGGCATAGGTTTTCACCAGCAACGTTTGAATAACCAAGGACAACAACGACACGGCTGCGGCAATCAGAGGCCAGAAGGTTTTAACGACGTCCAGCACGAATGGCCTCCTGTTTTTCATGCACGGTCTGACACTCAACACAGCGCTCAGCATCCGGAACTTTTGCCAGCCGTTCCTTTGGGATCGCTTGCTCACAGTCGATACAAAACGCGTGTTGAACTGTTGGTGAATGTGGATGGTGACGCGATAACGCATCATCCATCCGTTGCATCACCAGCTCGTTTGCTCTATCAACGATATCTGGCATCAGTGCCCCACCTTATGCACCGCCATGATGCGACCGATAATTGAAACAACCCCACCAAGACCGCCAGTCAGATACAAAATGGCTTCGACTAATCCCTGCTGAGTCGCAAGGTCAATATGAAGACCAAATGCACCACCGATGGCCGCAGCAACGGTGACGGTGCCACCAATAATGGTTTTTGACAGATACCACGGTTTGGTTTCTGTCAACGCTTCGGTTGCAACTTCAGCCACGGTCGATGCGGCTTTAATGAGTTCTTTCTCGTCCATTTTTCTGCTCCTGCTGTTTGGTGCGGTAATGGTGGACATCAACATCAGTGACGCTGTTCCACCCTTTGGTAAAGATTGATTGACGCGTTTTATCGTGGCTATAGAGAGGAACGACCTGACCAGAAACAGCATTTAAACGGGCTTTACGACCTGATTTAAAACAGTCGAGGTAATACTGATTTTTGAGCTCAGGAATATGAAAATGCGCTGCGTAATCCGCTGGGGTTGGGGTTCTGGCCTTCATGCGATCACTCCGGCCAGTCTGAGCGGTATTTTTCGGTCTGCCCTTTCAGCAGTTTTGCCTGGATTTTTTCAGAGGCTTCTGCCTTTGTGATGCGACCATCTTTGTTTTTATCCAGCCCTGAGTTCTGGCGATAGGCAACGCCACCACTGAACAACACAGAACCATCTGCCTTGCCGACATATTTGGGCAGCAAAATCGCCATATACATGTCAGATAACGAGAAGATCTTGTTGGCGTATGGTTTGAAATATTGGGCAACGTAGTCCAGTTGTTCTTCCGGGGTAAGCTTTGATAACGCCATCGTGCTGGTGCCTAAGCCTTT